AAAGAAGGTCTTAAAGCAACCGCTGCAGGTATTTTAGGTAGAGCAGCTGTACCAGTGGCATTAGGTGCTGCAGGTGGAGGTCTTACTGCTGGAATAGGCAGTAGACCAGCAGGAAATATTGCAAGAGGAACTGCAGGATTAGCAGGATATGGAACGATTGGTAATGAGGGTATGGGAGGAGTTCCTTTACCACTTGGAATGGGTCCTTATGGAAATGTAGGTCCAGCTGGGTTACCTCTCGATGTTTTAAGTCCATTAGGTGTAGAGGCTGGTCAAAGACTTAGAACTCAAAAAGATGCTGAATCCTTAAGAGATGCAACAAACATTGTTCTTCCAACACTACGTAAGTTCTCTGAACAGGCTAAGAAGGATGACTTTGCAAGAAGCATAGCTGCTAGAGGAATTGCTCAAAATATTGCAACAAATGCAGCACTAACTCAAGGAATGGCTGCAGCAACAAGACAGCTTGGAACAACAGCTGCACAACAGGCTGGTCAAGCTTTAACTCAACAGTATAACTACTAAGATGTCAAAACATGATCTAAAAGGAATGGATCTTGGAAAAGTAGGAGCCAACAAAGATGTTGACTTTACTTTCAAAGAGTACATGGATACTTTTGGTGGGGGAAGTAAAAAGAAAAAAATTCCAGAATTAACAGATCTTCAACAACTAGAAGATTTCTACGGACCAAATGCAGCAATACCAGGATTAGGAAAAACAATAGGTCAATTAAAAGTTGAATTACAGCCAGTAGGACTTCCAGAGGGTGCAAAGGTTTTAGGTGATGGAACTATTTTGCCAGAGGATGCTCCTACAGGAGTAAGTCGTGCAGTTGCTGGGTTTTTAGATAGAGTTTTAAGAGATACAACTGATTTTGATAAAAGAGGAGTAGAGGGTGAAGGATTAGGAAAGATAGATTTAGATGATTTATCAAACTATAAATTATTACCGGATCAACAGAATAAATTAAATACAGCTTTAGAACAAACTATTGGTATTGATCCAGATCCAACTTCTACTATGAAAGAAGGTATGGAATCATATCTTGATTTTAAAAAGGCAGGTGATACACAATCAAGAAAAGGAAGAATTTTAGATAATGCACTAGATTTTCTTAGTATGCGTCTGCAAACTCCATTCATAATGGACACTCTAAAAGACGCAAGTACTTTTAAACAACAGCAGCTTTTAGATGCAGAAGCAATTAAACAGGGTCTACCTAATGCTCAACAAGCACGTATGTTAGCTGCAAGTTCAGCATTTGCTCAAGAAGCTCAAGCTATAGCTGCTCAACAAGAAGCTGCAAATAGATTTGCTGGTCTTGGTATGCAACGTCGGTTTGGTTGATTTAGAATTAAATTATTAGTTTTTTAAGAATATGAGTGAAGTAGTTTCAAGTCCACCTAAATCAGTGACACAAACACCAGTTCCAGGCGATGAAAAGCTTAAACAGTCAACGGTTGGTGAAAAGGATGATAAAGTAACAACTACCCAATTTGGTAGTCAATCATTAGCTACTCAAACTGCTCTTAATGAAGCTGCTAATAAACAGCAATTATTAAATATGGAGAAAGGAGCAGAATTAGATAGAATTAATGCCGAATTTTTTGCAGGACAAGATATTAGAAGAACTCAAGCAGCCGGTGCAGAAAATCGACTAGCAACTAAAGTAGCTGGAGAAGAAACAAGAGCTACACAGAGAGTTGCTGGAGAAGAAGATCGTGCAACAATAGCAACAACAGGTCTTGAATATAGAGCAGGTTTAGAGACTGCAGGAGAACAGGATAGATTACTAACAGAAACAACAGGAAAGGAAAGTAGATTGACAGAAGCAAGTAGAGCTGCTGAAGAACGTTTGACTGTTGGTAAGAGAGGAGAAGAAGAACGTAAAGCAATACAAGAAACTGGTAAAGAGACAAGGAGTTTAAGAGAGACTGAAGGACAACAGCAAAGACTTGGTATTGAGACAACAGGAACTCAAGAGCGTCTTAGTGAAGCTGAAAGAGGTAAACAAGAAAGATTAAGGTTAGGAACAGCTGGTCAGGAACAAAGAGCAACTATTGGTAAAACAGCTCAAGAACAAAGAACCACAGACTTGCAACAAGAGATGTTCAGACGCTATAAAGAAAATAGAGATTTTGAACAAGCAAGAGGTTCTTATAGAGTATGAAGAAATGGGTTCAGTCTTTAAATAATAAAGATCGTGAATCCTTTCTTGAATTTTGCAAAAAGACAGCTTCTCCAGTACAAATATATTTATTTTCCAGATTTTTAGGTTTTCAAGGGACGATAGTGGAATGCAACGAATGGTCTGAAAAAGAATTTAAAAAAAGAAATTTTAATCTAGTTTTAGAAACAGAAATAGATAACATGCGTGAAGACATTGCAAAGCTAAGACAAGCTATTGATATGGGATTAGTTAAACAAGATATGGGAGCTGCCAGAATTGCAATGTTACAAAAAGAATTACGTGGAGCAATAAAACAAATAGATGATAAAAAAGTTCTTATGGATAAACAAGGATTAATTCTTGCAGGAGCTGATAGAGCTTTAAGAGAAATGCTATCTATATTTAGAGATGATCCAATTGAAGGTCCACTACAAGAAGCGTCTATGGGAGTATGGACAAAAATACTTCAGGAAGAATCTTAAGGAAAAACACGCTATGCTACAGACATGGCAGGAACCAGTATTTATAGCGTCTACAGACGTACAGCAAGAGCAGCTGCAAAACAACAGGTAGTTAAAAAAACTTCTAATGTTGATGTAGAAAAGGCTAGAAAAAATTTTGCATATTTTTGTGATGTTGTAGGGGGAAAACCTCCTGCGAAACACCACCTCGAATGGCATAAGTATCTTTGTACAAATAATGACAGTATTTGTCTTAAAGGTATAGCTGGCCCGAATATAGATATACTTGCTCCAAGAGGCTCTGCTAAATCCACAGTCTTAGGTTTATATACGGCATGGGCTATTGGGGTACATGCTTTAAATAAAATGCCTTTAAAAATTTTATATATTTCTTATACAGTCGATGTTGCCAGACCAAAGAGTGCAGCGATCAAAAGAATAATTGAAGAAAGTAAAATTTATAAAGAAATTTTTCCTACTGTAAAGATTGCTAAAGGAATTAATTCAAATGAATATTGGAGTATTGATTGGAAATTTGCAGGAATAAAATCTACTGGTGAAGAAGAATTTAGTGTTTGTTGTGCAGGATTAAAAGGTGCAGTTACTTCAAAAAGATCTCATCTTTGCATAATTGATGACGCAATAAAAAGTGCTGATGATATTAAAAATAAAGATATTCGTCAAGCTATGGAAGATAACTGGAATGCAGTTATTGTTCCTACGATGTTTGAAGGTGCAAGAGCTATTTGTTTAGGAACTAGATTTAGACATGATGATATTCACAACACTACATTTTTACCATCAAGTGGTTGGAAACAGATAGTTCAATCTGCAATCACTGTAGATAAAGAGGGAGATGAGATATCATACTGGCCTGAGATGTGGTCACTTGATTACCTTAGTGATCGAAGAAGAATTGCACCAATAGCTTTTAGTTTTCAATATCAAAACCAAATTGTTCAAACTAGTGAATTATCTCTTTCCCCAGATTTAATTGTTAAAGGAACTATATCAACAGAATTTGATTCTTTAGGAGTTGGAGTGGATTTATCTGCTGGTGTTAGAGAACAAAATGATTATACGGTTTTTGTTATGGGTGGAAGAGTAAAAGATAAAATTCATATCATTGATTGTAAGAGAGTAAGAGTTATGGGAAATTTAGAAAAATTAGAACTTTTAATGGAAATGATGGAAGAATGGGGAATTATTCATAAAGATGGTAAAAATTATTTTCCAACAGGAAGTTCTATAGATGTATGGTCAGAAGCAGTGGCATATCAAGCATCTTTAGAAGCTGACTTTAAAAGAATATGTTTACAGGAGCAAGGTTTATATAATTTAATTTGGCATCCTGTTAAAGGTTTCCGTGGAGATAAAGTTGCAAGATTTCGAGGAATTATGGGACTTTTTGAACAGAGAAAAATAATATTTAATAAATTTAGAAAGATGACTCATTTAACAGATGAGATAGTAAATTTTGGAGTTAGCTCACATGATGATTGTGTAGATGCATTAGTGTGGCTATGTAATGGGTTAATGACTCGTGGAAAACTTGAGTTAGAGTATTGACCAATTAAACTATTACTATCAACAAACAATGGCAACAACGTATTACAAAATCGAATTAGAGCAAGATGCTTATGGATCTGCTGTAATTTGTCTTCCTGATGAACTATGTCATGATATGGCACTTGAACCTAATGAAAGGTTTGAAGTAGAATGTGAGGGAGATGTGATTACGTTAAAACGTGTTCACGCTGGATACACCATTGATCAGTAAACTAGGTTCTTAATCTAATGAGTGAAAGTAATAGCAAATCGATTCTGGAGGATATGATCAAATCCGTCATCACAAGGGACGGTAAGGGAACTGCAGATACCATGCTAATTAGTTCTCACTTATCCCAGATGAAGATGTTTGGTATAAGACAGGGAGTTGAGTTTTATCCAATGCAGGATAATCTTGGAACTCAAAGATTTGATTTTATACAGCAAGTAATTAAATTTAATCAATTAGATGCAAGACTTGATGCTATATGGGATAGGTTTTTAGTATATGGAAAAGGTTTATTTTATATAAGACCTACAAAGAAATCATATAGAATTTATTGGTTTAATAAAGATTCTTATAGATCATATTATTCTCCAGAAGGAGAACTTGAAGAAGTAGTGGTAATTTATCCATACAAAGTAAAATCTTCAAAAGGTTTTTCTGGAGTTGGTTTAAATACAGATAAAAGATATATGAGATTAAAAATTACTGCAAAAGAAATAGAGGAAATTCATAGTGAGCAATCT